CCGGCCTCATCGCCACCAGATCAGCCCGATCAGGATGCCGATGATGAGGCCGAGTTCGATGATGACGATGGTCCCCTGGCCGGTAGTCATGTGGGCAAGTCTCCACGACGCCCCTTTCCGGCCGCCGGGGCGGCCCACTTGAAGGACGCGAGCGCGTCCATGGCGACATAGATGCGTGGCGTGCAGTCGCAGTCTTGGAAGCAGGTGTCGCACCGTTCGCCAGCCTTGAGCGAGACGTACAGGCCCTCGCCGTTGGGGTGCTGGCAGATGGCGATTCGATCAGGCGTTGTCATATCGGGCCTTATCGGGCACGAGCTCGGGCGCCGGTTCGCGCTTGCCCATGCTGTGGCCGTTGACAAGCGGCAGCCGGCCCTGCGCGAGCACCTGCGCCATGATTCCGCTGCCCGGAAACAGATCATCGACTTGGTCGCCCTCGAGGTAGCCGAGCAGGTCGAGCACCCAGCGGCAGAACGGCCAGGGTTTGGCGCCGATCACGCCGCGCTGCAGGCTCATGTTGCAAGACAGCCAGTCGCGGCCCTCGGGTGCATCGGGATCGCTGAGCTTTCGCGCCGGCCGGAAGATCACCGGTTCCCAGCCGTATGCGATCCGTACGTGCTTCTTGAATGCGGAGAATGGCTTGACCCATGCCGCCACCCGGATGCCCTCGGGCGCGAGCGGCAGGATGTGCGGCAGCGACATGGCGCTGGCCGATAGCGCCCAGCCGTCATAGCGGGCCTGCATGTCTGCCATGAGCTCGCCGTGCGCGGCCGCGTCGTCCCAGCGGCCGGCCTCGGGGTGTTCGCGGTAGCGATCAGCGCACCCGAGATAGGGCGGGTCTGCATAACAGAGCCTGAGAACAGCCATTACGTGTCGGGCTCGATGACGATCGGCACGGTGTGCGCCATGCGGCTGAGCACGTCGACCAGGGTCATGAAGCGCGGCATATCGGCGGCGGCGAGCTCGACGAAAACGGGCGCCACGTTTCCATGTTCTCTGTTTTCCACTTTTGCGCTGTAATCAGTTTTCCCGTTTTTCGTTTGTTTGCGGGATGCAGGGGGTTTGCCAGGCCTAGCGGGAATAGGCCCGGGGTTCGAATCCCCGTGGCGGTACTTTGGCTTAGTAGAGCCATTTTCAGAGGTTCTAGCGGGATTCCGTCCCGGGACGCGATTGGGGGTCATGGCCGCCGAGAATGGCACCCAGGGTGGACGCCAGCTGCTCGAGGTCCCAGTCCAGATAGGTGTCGGCGGTCGTGGCGATGTTCTTGTGGCGCAGCAGCCGTTTGACCGCCACCAGGTTGCCGGTGGCGTCGAGCACGACCTGCCCGGATGTGTGCCGGGCCTTGTGCATCTTCTGGCCCTTGGTCTGCCCTGCCTCGGTGATGCCGGCGGCGTGCAGGCGCGCGTACCACCAGTCGTGCATGGCGTGATTGGAGATCATCGTTTCGGGCAGCAGGCGGGAGCCGTGGCGGTTGCCGCGCCGGCCGGGCAGCAGGTAGTGCGTCGGCTGCGCGGCGTGCTCGAGGATGAGGCGTTCCATCTCGAGCCAGAACGCGGGGTCGGGGATCGGGATCGGGGCGATGGTCTCGCCCTTGCCGAATACGGTGAGCAGGCGGCGGTCGTGGTCGAAGTGCTGAAACTGGCAGGCCCGGACCTCGGATTTGCGCAGCCCGTAGTTGAGCAGCAGTCGCAGCACGATCCGGTCGCGGAGCTCGGGCTGGCTGGCGAGGATGGCGTTGACCTGCGCGGCGGTGAAGGTCTCGCGGTAGGGGTCGCGCGTCTTGGACCGGGTGATCGGCAGCGCAGGGTCACCGCGCAGTTCGCCGCGGCCCTGCAGCCATTTGAAGAATCCCTTGACCGCCGAGAGGTTGGAGTTGTAGGTGCGCGGCGCTGTCGTCCCCGGCGGCCAGTGGTGATCCATGAATTCCTCGAGCCGCTCGGTGCCGATCGGCGGTTCGAAGTCGCTGGGCTCGAGGTCGGCGAAGTAGAGCGCGAGCTTGTGCAGCGCCGCCTCGTATTTGCGCTCGGAGCCGGGCGTGAGCTGCTTTCGCTTCTGGCGCAGGTAGCCCGCGGCTGCCATGCCCAGTGGCGTGTATTGGTAGGTCTTGTCCCTCATGGCGTCACGCAGAACGCGCGCCGCCAGGGCAAGCGATAGGTTGGCATTGTCAATGACCCCCAGTTGGTCGTTGGCCGTGGGCCCGGACGTTGACGCGTCGCGGGCCCGATTTCGGGGGTCAGGATAGTCGGTCATGCCGTTGACTCCGGAGTTTGCGGGGATTCGATCGCGGTTTCGTATTGGCCGACCTCGAGGCCGCCGCAGTCGGGGCAGCGCAGGACCCCGTCGCGGTCGATCGTCATTTGCGGCGAGCGGGGGTGGCAGTCGCAGATCGGCTCGCCGGCGGCGGCGGCCAGGCGCACGGCCTGCAGGGCGGTGGGGGCGAGGTCGGGGCGCCCGTGGAGCTCGCGCGGGTGCAGCGCCGGTTCGGGGCGAGTGTGGACGGCGATGAACAGCGCGCTGGGTGACGGCCGGTATTCGCTGCCGGCCAGCTGGCGGGTGGTGGCCACGATCCGTTCGGGGTCCTCATCGGCCAGCGCGATCACGTAGGACTTCAGGTCATCCCATCCCAGGCGCCGCGGCCACATCCGCAGCGCTTCGATGACCTCTCGCCAGCCCAATCGGTCGACCGCGACCTCATCGCCGTGGTCGCAGGCCTCGAGCAGTTCGCTGAGCTTGGTCATCGCGTCAAGCCCGCTGCGCGCGTGCGCGACCAGTGTTGTTGTTGTTGACATATGGGACGGGACGGGACGGGGCGCGCGCACGCGCGCGCGCGCGAGCTATCGGCTTGCCAGCGGCTTGCCGATGCGTTTGCCAGTGTCACGCGGATGGCAAGTGCCATCGTGCCTGTGCCCCTTTCTTGCCTGCTTCGGATCGCTTTCTGGACAGCTCGCCGTTCATGGGCTGGTACTGGTCGAAGTCGTGGATGCGCCATCCGTTGCCCTCGGGCACCCAGAGCCCGGCGGCGACCAGGCCGGCGGCGTCGCGCGCGGTGCCCTCAAGGCGGCGCAGCGCGATGCCGGGCACCAGCCCCTCCTGGTGGTAGCGCGAGCTGTAGGCCAGGCCTGCGACCCATACCCAGCGCGTGGCGGGCGCGACGGCCAGCAGTTTGGGGTGGTCGTAGACCCCGTCGTCAAGGCGCACCCAGCTCACCGGCCAACCAGTCGTCCCAGCATTCGGCATTGGCGCAGCGTCAGCTCGCCGCAGCGGCGATTTGGGGAGATCGCGAACGGTTCGGCGTCGGTGAGCAGCTCGGCGGTGCGGTACGGCCCCCAGCCGGGCAGCGTCTGGATGACCCGTGAGACGGTGAGCCCGTGCAGCGCGGGGTGCGCGAGCGCGCGCTCGAGTGGCAGCTCGCCGGCGACGAGCCGGCCGAGCACGTGGCGCGCGGCGCGGCGCCGGGCGTTGGCGGCCTCGAGGTCGGGGGTCATCCGCACACCGGCCAGGCGCCGCGGCCCTGCAGGTGCAGCAGCCTGACGGCGCGGTAGTCCTGCTCGGGCGGCGAGGCCCGGTGCGGCATGCCGTGCCCGCCGACGGCGTACCAGCTCGAGATGGTGAACTGGTAGGCGCCGTAGAAGCCGTTTCCGGTGTTGATCGTGTAGGTGTTGCGCGATTCGCACCAGCGCACGGCGGCCAGCCACCCTTGGTAGGGGCGTGCGGTCCTGCGCCATTTCCGGACGGTCTTTAGGTGTTCTTTATGGTCGACGCGGCGTTCGCAAGCCGCGGTGTTGCAGCCCGGGTGGTGCGCTCCCCCGCCCCAGAGGGCGGCGAGCGCGGCCAGGAGTGCCATCGGCGCGCAGCGGGGGTCGCTGCTACGCGCCGATGGCGGTTGCGTCAGGCAGCCGCGTTGCCCCCCGGCCTGGGTGGACGGTGGCGGGGTGGTGCGACTGCATGGCGCGCCTCCGGTGGTCGCTGCGGGGAAGGATCGACCTGGCCGGTGCGTGGGTGCAGGTTGGCGGCGACGCTGCGCTCAGTGAGCATGAGGGTGCTCAGCTGACGCCGCCGCCGGCGGGCGAGCAGGGAAGCGTTGCCCGCCAAGAATCTCATGCGCCGCCGTTCTGCCGGTAGAGATCGTCGACACTGCAGCGCAGCGCGGCAGCGAGCTCGTCGACGTAGTTCAGCGGCTCATGCTTGGCGTGCAGATACTCCGACATCCGGGCATCGGTCACGCCGATCTGCCGCGCCAGCCAGTAGGCGGAGCGGTCCTGGTCGTCGAGCATGCGCCGGATGTTGCGCGCGATGGTGTCGCGCCGGCGCTGCCGATACTCCTGAACCGACTCCACGCCACGACCCTCGCAAGCCTCAGCGCACGCCGGTAGTTCCACGTTGCGTGGTACTTGCCACGGCGTGAGTAGTACGCGCCCTGCAATTTGCGGCGATCCACGCGGCGAGATTGGCGCACCGACGCTCAGGTCCCTGGCGATCTCGCGCAGCACGTCGGGGCCGCGGCGGCGAAAGCCGACTCGACGCGACCGTCTCGCCCATTCGTCGATGATGATCAACTGGACATCGGCGGCGGCGTAGTCGGCCATTGCCGGACGCTCGCGGGCATCGCGGCGGGCCAGGGACAGGGCGAGATGCGGGCGCAGGTGCTCGCCGTAGCCCAGGAACAGCACGCGCGCCGGCGCGGGGATGGTGAGCAGCTCGGCCAGCCCCTCGCGAAACCCGCGCTCATCGGCGGGTGGTAACGCCGCCGACGATTCGACGTTGGCCAGCGCGATGGCCTGCGCGGCGGGCATGTCGGGGCCGACGCGGTCCAGCGCCTCGAGCAGCCAGGAGCGGCTGGTGGCCATGAGCGCCAGCCAGTCGCGCACGATCCGCCGCGATCGAGCGGTGTGCATGGGGAGGTCCCTCCTGCTTCGGGCCGCCGCGCCCGGCCCCCGCCCTCCTGCCTCGAGCGGCGGCGCGGCGTGCAAACGACGCGAGAGGTCTACCGTACCCGCATCGTTTACGCAACTATTGGCGTCAGTTATTGCGCACGCGGTATCGTGCGCAGTCCGTAACGTGCGCGGCCCGATGTCGCGCCCGTCTCGTCCTATGCTCCGCTATCTCGGTCAGACGGCCCGTGAGCTGCGACTTGCCGCGCATGTCAGCCCGGCGCGGATCGCGGCGGAGCTCGACGTTTCGGAGTCGACGGTGCGCAGGTTTGAGGCGGGCGGCAACTGGCCGCACAAGCGCAGCGCGGATCGCACCGTGGCCGTCTATGCGCAGCAGACGGGCACGACGCCGATCGAGATCTGGCGCCGCGCGCTCGAGGCGTGGGCGACGGCAGAGGGCGGCTAGCCGTCGCCGTCGGCGGGTTCGGCGGCGGTCTTTCGTTCCTCTTCGACGACGGCGGCCTGGTCGAGGTCGGTGCGCTGCTCGAGCTGCGCGCGCTGCTCAGGGGTCATTTGGTTGTTGCTGCCGGTCTCCTGCGCGTTGTCCATTGGTGTCTCCGCGTCGTGAGCGTTGTTCGCCGGCGACGTAGCCGACGTAGCCGCCGATGATGCCGATGATGCCGCCGCCCCAGCCGGTGAGGATCTGCACCGCGTTTTCCGAGACGCCGGCCTGCTGGGTGTGAAAGAGCGCGTCGTAGAGGATGGCGAAGGTGAAGGCGTTCAGGGCGGTGGCCAGCCCGACGGCGAGCACGATGGCCACCCAGCCCGGCGCGGGTCCCCGCCGCTGTTCCATCAGTCGTCGAAGTCGACCAGCCCGAACCCGGCCGACCAGTAGCCCCAGCCGCGCTGTTTCTTGGCCACCTGGCCCCCGTTCCAGGCGCTGCCGCCGCTCGAGGCGCTGGTGTTGCCCTCCACGGTGGTGCAGTTGCTGGCGTCGTAGATGACGCCGGTGTGATCTGAGCCGATGAAGGCGTGGTCGCCGGCGTGAACCTTGGACGGGTCGCTGGTCCACCCCTTGTAGATCCCGGCGCCCTGCTTGGCCAGCTGCACGTTGTTGTAGACGCCGGCGGTGCCCTGCCCCTTGACGCCGTTGTCCCACGCCGAGCAGACGGCGAAGCAGGCGCACCAGGGGACGCCGTCTGACCCGTAGACGCGCTGCTGCCATTTGGACGGCTGGGGGCTCCCGCGGTTTGAGCCGTCGGGGTTCTCATGCACCCCGATATACGAATCCAGCCAGTCTTTGCAGCGTGACCTTGCGCTCTTGCCGGTGCCCGAGCTCGAGGCGCCGGTGGTGGTGTTGTGGGTGTTGGCCCATTGTTCGTAGGCGGACCCGGTCTTGGTGGCCACGCAGAGGTTGTTGTAGCGCTGCTGGCGGTTGGCGCCGGTGTTGTTGGACGGGTCGTCCTGCATCAGGTGCCAGACCTGCTTGCGCCGCGCGGTGAGCCAGTCGGCGTTGTCCTGCCGCCATTTCTTGGTCTGGTCGTCGGCGCTGGCCTGGTTCCACCACATCTCGCGTTCGGAGATCTTGCATTTCTCCGACGGGGTGCCGGCGCCGGTCGGCAGCTGGCAGAGGTTCCGCGGGTCGCCGCTGTTCAGGCTGTCGTCCTTGAGTTGTTCGTAGCGGGCCGAGCGGTTCAGGTATCCCCAGCCGTTGCCGTCGCCACCCTCACTCTTAGGTTGAGCCTTACGCCAGATCGCTTTGCGCTGGTTGACCAGCCAGGTGCGCGCCTGGTCCTTGGCCTGGGCCTGCCCGTCGGTGAACCCGTCCCAGTCGGACAGTTGCCGTAGCCGGGTGTAGGTGTTCCAGTAGCACTGTTCGGTGTCGGTGAGCTCGTCGTAGTGGTCGCTCATGGTCCTATGTGGGTAGGGTGCGCCGATGCGCGCGCGCGGGGAGAGCGGGGTCGACCGGATCGTCTATGACCGTTTCTTCGCCGGCGCGGGCGGCGGCGTGCTCGTCGATGTCGGAGCGGCCGGGCCGGATTTCCTGTCGATCGGCGCGCTGTACCGACAGCTTGGGTGGCGGGTGATCGCGGTCGAGCCCAACCCGGTGTTCTGCGCAGCGCACCGGGCGGCCGGCCATGAGATCTACCAGTATGCGTGCGGGGACCGCGACGCCGACGGCGTCGACTTCCAAGTCGTCGATTCGCACGGCGCCGCCTATGAGGGCGGTGCGGTGTCGTTTGAGGCGTTCTCGTCGCTGGCGGTCAAGCCCGCCTACCGCGCGCTGCTGCCCGAGCTCGACGTGCGCACCATCCAGGTCGATCTGCGCCGGCTGGACACGATCCTGGCCGAGCATGCCCCCGACATCGACCAGATCGACATCCTGTCGGTGGATGTGGAGGGCTGGGAGCTCGAGGTCCTGGCGGGCCTTGATTTCGGCCGCTACGCGCCGGTGGTGGTCATCGCCGAGAATCTGTTCGGTGAGCGCACCTACCGGCGAGCGATGGCCGACCGCGGCTACCTGCTGTGGCGGCGGGTGGCCCCCAACGACCTCTACGTCAACGCGGGGCGATTGTCGCGCACCAACCGGCTGCGCACCCTGGCGGGCGACCGTCTGGACGGGCTGCTGCATTTCGCCACCCGCCACGGCTAGCCGACCCTGACAGGGACAAACTGCATGTGCCGGAACCCGAAGTTGAGCGCGTTGGCGGCGTCGCTGCGAGCCTTGAGGGTGTAGGCGGAGGCGGTCAGCGTGCGCCGCAGCGTTCGCGATATGCCGTTGCCGTCGGGGTTGGCGTTGGCGCCCTGCCCGGAGGCATAGACGGCCTCTGTGTCCACGCCGTTGTAGGCGATCCGGCCACGCCACCCGGCGGCGCCTCCCTCGACGACGGCGCCTTGAAGGATGACGTAGTCACCGGCCAGCGGGGCGGTCAATGTCGGCCCGCAGTTGACGTAGGTGGCGCTCGAGGTATTGAACGCGGAGAGGTCTTCGGCCACTAGTGAGCCGCCGCCGACGAACTCCCATTTGTAGGTGCTGGCCGATGCGGCGCGGTAGCGCAGCTGCCAGATAACGCCGCCGGCGGCGTCGGCGACGTAGTAGCACTCCTGCCCGTCGACCGGGCTGCCAGGCAGCGATGTGACCAGCGGCGGGTGGACGATCACGTCGAGCCGGTCGGCGAGCCGCTTGATATCGGCGGGCACGTCTGCGGGGTCGGTGAGCTCGGGGTAGGGCAGCGTGAGATTCGGGGTGTTTCCCATGTCCTCTATCCGGTCTTGATCTGCTGGTAGGTGGGGGTGACGGGCACCACCCGCCCGATCGGGGTGCCGGGCCACGCGCCGGCCGCCTTCGGGCCCCACATGCGGCCGGTGGTGGTGTCGAGCAGCACCGCGCCGTCGACGCCGTCACCGGCGACCGGGGCCCCGGCCTTGGACATGAACGTCGACGCACCGGAGGGCCCCTGCGCGCCGGTCGGGCCGGTGGGGCCTGGTGGGCCCGTGGGACCCGTCGCGCCGGTCGCTCCCGGCACGCCCTGCGGTCCCGTGGGTCCCGTGGCCCCCGGCGCGCCGGTGGCGCCAGCGGGCCCCGTGGGACCCGTCGCGCCGGTGGGGCCGGTCGGGCCGGCGGGACCTGCGGGACCTGCGGGGCCGGTCGGGCCCTCGGGGCCTGGTGGCCCCTGGTTGCCGGTGGGGGTGACATCGCCGAGCACCCACATGCGGGTGTTGTCGGCCAGCACGTAGACGGGTGAGCCCGGTTCACCGGCGGGCGCCCCGTTGAGGTTAGGGATGGTGAGCGCCTCGCCGTTGAGGATCACGTTGGCATAGCGGCCGTCGGCGGGCGGGGTGTCGTCGTAGGTGCCGACCAGCACCCGCAGCGGGTTGCCGGGGGCCAGCGCCGTCCTGAGCACGGTCTCGAGGGTGCGGGTGGCGGGGGTGCTCACGCCGCAGCCACCAGCCGGGCCTGGTTTGCCTCCCGCCACGCCTCGCGGCCGTAGTAGAGGCGGTCGGGGGCCACGTCGACCGCGTTCAGCGCGCCGGGGGTGAACAGCGAGCGGGTGATGATCGGCTGGCGGTCGGTGCCCAGGTCGATGGTGGTCGCGTCGATCAGGTGGTGTTCGGTGCGGCCGTCGGCGAACACGACCTGCATGGTGTCGCCGGCCTCGAGCGCGGGGTTGGGGGCGGCGGCGAGCTCGAGCGAACGGGTCTGCTTGAGCCTGAGCCTGAGCAGGGATTGGGCGGTGGCTGCGGCCTGGTCGACGGTGGTCACCGACGTGGAGTCGGCGAGCAGCGCGACCTTGCCGAACGGGCCGCCCCAGCGGATCGGGCTGGTGGGGTCGTCGTAGGTGGCCAGCGCGGCGACCGGCGGAGTGTCGGCCTGCGCCTGCCCGGTGACCAGCACCCCGTTGTAGATGCCGGTTCGGTCCAGGTTCTCGCGGGCGTCGATCATGTTGCCCAGCTCGCCGGCGTCGACCGTCCACACCACCGGCTCCGCGTCCCCCGGTTTCTCGTCGAAGACGAAGTCGCCGTCGGCGTCGAAGTAGGTTTCGGCGCCGTAGGACTGCTCGAGCGCGGACAGCGCGTCGGAGCGCTGCCCGCTGTAGGTGATGTCGCCCATCGCCCCGGGCGGATTGAACGGGGTCAGGTAGTCGATGCTGGCGCCGAAGACCTGCTGGACGATGGCCACCCCGGCCTGCGCGGCGGTCAGCCCGGCGGCAGCGAACGGCGTCACGAACGGTTCGTCGCGGACCTGGGCCATGCGGTCGGACAGCTCGATCGACGCGGAGGCATCCAGCGTCCCCCAGCTCACCGACTCCACCCGCAGCCGGCCCAGCAGCATCAGCTCGGTGGACCCGTCGGCGTACCGCAGCCCGCGCCACACCAGCGCGTAGCCACCCAACGGCAGGGTGCGGATGTCGATGTCCAGATCGGCGCCCGCCTGCAGCGACCAGGGGATGGTGACGGACCCGCGCCGCCGCGATTGGGCGGTGCGGTCGATGGTCACCGACCCGCCCTGCACCGGCACATCTATCGGGTCGGTGGTGCCTGGAAAGATCAGCTGGCACGCGGCGGCGATCACATGGGACCGGCGCAGCGACGCGAGGAACTGGTCGGTGGCCGGTCTCATACGTCGCTGGGGGGCCAGGGGATCACGTCGGACGGCTCGGCGTCTGACCAGTCGTAGAGGACGGCGTCGTAGTTGACGCGCTGGGCCTTGAGGTCGGCGTAGGTGGCGAAGGTGTCCTTGACGTGCTGGTAGATGGCGACCCCGAGGGGCTGGTAGAGCTCGGGGTCCGGGCGGGTGACCTGCCGGGCGTTGACGACGAACCGGCGGTCGGTGGTCGTGCCGGCGGGGACGATCCGCTGTTCTTGAAAGCCCATGACGGCGAAGTAGACGTTGCCGATCCCGTCCTCGGGCGGGGTTCTGAGCAGGACGGGGACGCCGTTGCCCAGCGCGCCGCGTGCCTGGTGGCGCTGGGCGTCGGTGACGGTCAGAAACGAGAGGTCGAACGATGGGGTGTGCGCGATGTCGGATGCGACGATCGGGTCGCGGCGGGTGATGATGTCGTGCGCGGTGGCGGGGACGGGGTACTCGAGCGCGGGCAGCGATTCAATGAGGACGCGGATGGTGTTGGTGGCCCTGGCGAGGTCGGTGAGCCAGATGTCGTCGCAGCCGTCGGAGGGGATGGTGACGGTGGCGGTCTGGGTGCCGATGACCGCGCCGGCCGCGTTGCGGGCCTGGGCGGTGTAGGTGAGCGGGACGCCGATGGGGGCTTCGAAGTCGCGGGCGATCACGTTGGCGCCGCCGATCACCGGTTCGTCGTCCCAGCCGCGCACGACCGCCGGGGTGTTGGAGGGGCCGGTGCGGGTGAACGTCACCGCCACCGCGGTGGCCGGGGCGGTGTAGTCCAACCGGACGTTTTTGACCTGGGGTTCGACGATCGCGGTCAGCGCCATGTGATCAGGTCACCCCGCCGGCGAGCAGCGCACGGGCCAGCCCGGTGTTGGCGTCAACGATCTCGGTGCGGACCAGCTGGGTGAGCTCGGTGTCGCCGATGAACACGCGGACCTGGACGGCGCGTTCGGCCATGATCTGGCGCAGCAGCGATTCGGGGGCGACGATCTCGCGGCCCGGGCCTTCGCCGACCACCGCCAGCGTCGGCTGGTCGACCACCCCGCCGCGCTGCAGCAGCGGCACGTCGGGGAACGGGAACGGCCCGAACCCCACGTTGCCGCCGCCAAAGATCTTCTTGCCGGCGATCTTGACCGCCGGGATCTTGATCGACACCCGCGGGATCGCCACCGCATTCCACGCCGACAGCACGGCGTTGATCGGCCGTTTGATCGCGTTGGCCACGCTGGAGGCGGCGGCGGCAACGCGGTCGATGATGCCGTCGATGAAGTTGACCATGCCGTTGAGGTTGCGCTGGACGCTGGCGTAGGCGTCCCGCGCGCCCTCGGAGATGAAGTCGAACACCGCTTGCACGCGGTGCACGGCGGTGGACAGCACCCCGGACGCGAACCCCGACACCCAGGTGGCCATCGAATTGAGCGCGCTCTTGACGGCGGATACGGCGTCGGTGACGGCGCCCTCGACGGCGTTGAAGGCGGTGGTGGTGGCGGACCGCACGGCGGTCCAGGCGCTCGAGATCGCGGAGCGGACGGCGTTGACGGCGGCCATCACGCCGCTCTGGATGGTGTCCCAGTTGCGGATGACGGCGACGGTGGCCAGCCCGATGGGGCCGGTGATGATCCCGAGCAGCAGCGGCCAGTTGGCTTTCAGCCAGTTGAACAGCGCCTTGGCGACATCGAGCACGGCGTTGAAGGCGCTGTCGACGATCGCGCGGAAGGTGTCGCTGGTCTTGTAGGCGACGATGAGCGCGGCGACGAGCGCGGCGATCGCGATCACCACCAGGCCGATCGGGTTGGCGGCCAGCGCGGCGTTGAGCAGCCATTGCGTGGCCGCCCACACTTTCGTGGCGGCCGACGCCAGGGTGGTGACCGCGGTCCAGGCGGCGGTGGCCGCGCTGACGGTGATGACGACGGCGGCCAGGCCGGCCATGCCGGCGACGATGATCGGCAGCGCGCCCTTGAATGGGCCCAGCGCGGCCATCACCTTGGTGAAGACGCCGAGCAGGGTGGTGAAGGCGGGGATGAGCGACGCGACGAGCTCGCCGGCCATGTTGCTGAATTGCTGTTTGAGGATGTTCAGCTGGCCGGGCAGTGTTTTGCCGGCGGCCTCCGCGCTCCCGCCGAATTCCTTGTTGAGCTCGCGGAGGATGAGCTTCTGGGCCTCCATCGTCTTGCCCGAGTCGACCAGCGCCTTGATCTGTTCTTTCTGGCCGGCGGTGAAGGTGACCCCGACGCGCTGCAGCGCGGTGACGCCCTTGACCGGGTCGTTGAGTGCCTTGCCGAGCTGGGTGGCCGACGTTTTCATGTCCTGCCCGAGGGCAACGGACATGTCGGTCATGATCTTGGTGGCCTGGTTGAAGATGTCGTTGCCCTTGCCGGCCTGGTTCTGCACCTTGGTGAAGGTCAGTAGCAGGTTCTCGCCGGACTGGATGGCTTCGTCGTCGATGCCGGTTTTGCGCATGAGCGAGTTGGCGAGGCTGGCCACCTGCTTGGCGGTCACCCCGGCCGCCCCGCCGGTGGATTTCAGGACGGCCTCGGTCTGCGCGGAGACCTTGGTGGCCTCGGTGAACTCCGAGATGCCGGTCTTGAAGGTGGCGACCAGCGCGCCGACCCCGGCAGCGCCGGCCGCGGCCAGCGACGCGCGGCCCAGCTGTTTGAAGCGGGCACCGAGGCCGCCGGCGGCGCCGGTGGCCGTCGACATCCCCGAGGTCAGGTCCTTGGTGTTGGCGACGAAGTCGACGACGATCCGCGGATTGGCCATCTAGCGGCCCCTGCGGGCGCGGCGCGCCTGGCGTTCGGCGTCGCGGTTTTCCTGCTCGAGCAGGTCCCAGAACGCCCGGTATTCGGCGGCGTCGAGCTGGTCGACCTCGCGCGGCGTCATCCGGTAGTAGCGGCAGAAGACTGCGAGATTGCGTCCCGCAGCACGGTCGTAGGGTCCACCGCTGAGTTGGTGATCGAGATCACCACGTCGTCCATCTGCTTCCAGTCCAGCGGGTGGCCGTCGCGGCGCGCTTTCAGCCACGCCATCACGGTGAAGCGGTCGTCGCTGGTGTCGTCGGCAACGACCTCCGAATACGAGCGGCCCAGGTGCTCGCGGATCAGCCTGAGCTCGCGCGGCGTGAAGCGCATCGTCATGTCGGCGAGGTCGAGCTCGACCTCGAGCAGCGGCTCGGTGGTCACGCTCCCGTTACTGGCGGCCATGCCATCCTCCTGATTTCGTCGGTGGCGACCTGTTCGCCGGCGCGCTGCAGCAGCGGGGCGGCATCGGTCGCGGTCGGGTACAGGAACCGGCCCATGGGGACGTAGGGGCGCCCGCGGGTGCCGCCGAATTCGATCCACCCGGCGTAGGGGACGCCGTCCCCGAGGCCGACGAGCGCGCCCTGGTCGGCCTGGTCTGAGATCACGCTGCCGGCGAGCCGGCCGGTCCGGCGGGGGACGCGGCTGCGGACGATGGTGGCGACCTGGTCGGCCACCGTCCGAAAGGCGCTGCCGGCGCCCTGGTCGATGTTGTCGAATAGCCTGCGTGAGCCGCGCTGCAGCTCGGGGATGCCGTGGACTTCGATGCCGTCCTGAGCCATCTCAGGGGGCGGGGACGGTGACCACCGGGGTGCGGGTCGGGTCCCCGGAGACCGACCATTCCAGGTCGACGGTGCTGGCGTCGCCGGCGTCGCCGTTGATCGGGCTGTAGGGCTGGGGGATGACCTCGCCGGACCAGGTCGGGTTGTCGGTGGTCCCCTGCGCGCGGTCGCGGTAGCCGGCGATCGAGAATGTCGACAGCGTCCCGTCGGCCAGGTAGGCGGCGTAGGCCTGCGACAGGACTTCCTCGGTGGCGGCGGGGTCAAAGGACTGGTAGAGGGTGGCGACCAGCGACCATTTGACTGTCCCGGGGTAGTCCTTGGACCCGCAGAATGTGTCCAGGGTGGTGATGGACACGTCGGGGGACAGCTCGAGATGGTTGGTCACGCACGCCAGTTCTTGGTCGTTGATCTTCAGGCTGGCGTTGGTGAGGATGAGCGGCAGCGGCTCGGGCGGCGGTGTACTCACATTGGTTCCTTTCAGACGGTGATGGGGACCAGGTAGGTGACCCTGGCCCCGAGGTAGGACAGCGCGGCGATTTCGAAGACGCGGGGGGCGGTGACGTTTTCCAATGGCCAGGTGTAGGGGTCGGCGCCCATGCGGTCGACGGTGTAGGCGACCAGCTGCTCGAGCACCCGGATGCCCGGGCCCGGTTCGATGCGGGCGGCGACGCAGAGCACCTGCAGCCGGGCCGACCAGAGGCAGGGGCCCATCGTGGGGCGGTTGCCGATCGCCGGTGCCAGCCACGGGTCCCCCCACACCAGCATCAGCGCCGGTGGCGTCAGGGAATCGACCACGTCGACCAGCACCGGCGGATCGTCCGGGGCCTCTGGTCCCAGCGCCGTGGCGGCCAGGTCGCGCACATCGGCGAGCGTGACCGCGCCCTGTGCGGTGCCGGCCACCTAGGCGACCCCGAATTGTTCGCGCAACGGCAGCAGCGCGGCGGCGTGGCGCGTGAACGGGTCCTTGGGGGCCCGCAGCGCGCCGGTGTCTGACATGCCGATGATCCCGAACGCGGCGTCGTTGGATTTCCACCATTCGACCCCGCGGATCAGGTTGACCCGGTTGGCCAGCGGGTTGCTGGGGTCGATCGGCTCGAGGCGGTCGACGGCGTCGTCGATCTCGATGGCGGCGGCGTCCAGGCAGGCCTGCAGGCCTGCCTGGTTTGCCGCGGTGACCGTGATCCGTAGAGCCGCGGCGAGCTCTTCCACGGTCGCATACGCCATCGCTATGCCCCCCGGATGGCGGCCTTGATCTGGTCCTTGGTCATCGAGGCATCCGCGGTGATGCCGCGGGCCTCTGCCTCTGCCAGCAGCTGGTCCTTGGTCATGGCGTCCAGCCCGTCGTCGGGCGCCACGGGATCGACGACGCCGCCGGGGTCGCCACCGCCGGTGCCGTCGGTGATCGGCGGGCTGCCTCCGCTGCCCTGCTCGGCGCCGCCGGACCCGTCGCCGCGCACGACCTGCTGGTTGGGCGCGTACATGATGTCGAGCGGGGTCATGGCGTCTTGGTGATCTTCACGACGCCGAGCGGCTCGAGCTGCAGGTCGGCGAAGTATCCGGCGTAGGCGACCTGCACGCCGAGCACGGACGGTTCGATGACCTGCAGCGCGCCGATGCGGTCCTCGTAGACCTCCACCGCGGCGGTCGACAGCACCAGGATGATGCCGGTGTTCAGGCCGGCCGAGCAGACCACGGTGATCCCCGAGATCGCGCCCATCGCGCCCTGCCCGAACGCGCCGGCGTTGAACCCGGTCGATTGGGCGTTCTGCGGGTTGATCGGCGCGAACAGCGGGCCGATCAAGCCGAGCATGTCCGGCGAGCAGGCCAGGATCAGGCGGCCCTGCCCCTTGACCGCCGCATACACGCTGCCGGCGGCAGTCCACACCGCGCCGGCGACCTGGTCGGGGGTCACCGCACCGGTCGGCAGGGTGGGGCCGGCGGTGGCCGCGGCGGCGGTGTGATCGGCGGCGGCGTTCTCGGTCTCAAGCGCATACTGCGCGGCGAGGTCGTTGATCACGATGTCCATCACCGCCGGCTGGGACCAGTCGACGTTCTGGCGCGACACGTTGACGTAGCCGCCGTAGGTGACCGCGGTCACCGGCACCTTGCCCAGGATCATCTTGCGCGAGACCAACTCAGACTTCTCGGCGGTCTGCGCGGCCACCTGCGTGTGCTGCGTCACCCGCGGGCGCGACCACGTGCCGGCGGGCAGCTGCCGCGGGCCCAGGGCGGTGACCAGCGGGCGGGCGGCGTCGATGAAGTTGACCACCGGCCCGAGGATCTGCTCGGGCAGCAGCCCGGGGTTGTCGGCGGTGGTCTGGTGGGCGGCGGCGCGGTTGTAGAAGTCGATGCGCTGGCTGGCCTCTTCGATCCCCAGCCTGGCGCGCCAGTAGTCGATGATGTAGCCGCCCGCCGAGCGGTATTCGTGGGGCTTGACCGCCGCCGGATCGCGCGCCTCGACGAACATCCGGTGCAGCTCGGCGGTGCGGTTGCGCGACTCAGTCGCGATGCGGGCCGCCTCGCCCAGCGGCTCGAGCTGCTTGTTGATCGCGCTGATCCGCTCGCGGGTGCGCGTCAACAGCTCCATCTCCTGGTCGTTGAGGTCGCGCTTTTCCTTCTCTGCGCCCTCGACCAGGTGGTCCATGAATTCGGTCTTCTGCCTGACCTCGTCGGTGTAGCGGGCCAGGACGGCGTCGGTGCTGCTCATGCTTGCGGGGTCCCTTCAACGCGGTGTGCATCCGCGTCCCCCGCGACAGCCGGCCCGCCCTGCGGTCTACAACGGCTGGTAGTTCAGCGGCCTGAGTGCAGGATCGGACGCTACACGATCGGCAAGACGCCATGAGCGCACGATGTCGAGATTGGGGGTGCCGGTGACCTCGCCGGCGCTGCGCACCGCGAGCACGCGGGCGTCCTCGTAGGCGGGTTCGGGGGTCAGGCCGATGTGCCCGAGCCACGCTTTGGTGATCCGCACCCGGCGGCGCTGGTCTGACCACTGCTCACCGCCGGCCATCGGCAGAAACCCCGCGGAGGCGTCCAGGCAGCCGTCGTCGGCGAGCCGCAGGGTCTCGTCGCCGAGCTCGGTCTGCGAGATCCGCACCCTGGCCACCAGCCCCTCCTGGCGCGACGGATGCAGCGACAGCGCGCGCCCGACGGTGCGCGCCAGCTGGTGGTCGCGGTTGACGCGGATGCGGTTGGCGCGGCGTTCGATGCCGTCAAACGCGCCGGGGGCGACGGTCTCGCGGACCATGCGGCCGTTGTAGGGGACGATCGCCTCGGTGTCGTAGGGGATGACGATCAGCTCGATGGTGCGGTCGGGGAAGGACACGCCGACCAGCTCGGCGGCGCGGATGCGCAGCTCGCCGGCGGGACGTTCGGTCTCGTCGCTCATTCGGTCACCACCTGGGGTTGCGGCGCGGCGGGGCCCATGCCGCCGGCGATCCCGAGCCGTTCGGCGGCGCGGATCTCGGGGACGGTGAGGGCGGGGTTGCCCTGGTCGTCGCGGATGTTGTTCAGGATCTGTGCGGTGCGCGCCCGCGATTCGGGTTCGGGCTGGATATAGGCATCGCGATTGAGCTCGACCGCGGTCCCGCGCGGCAGCAGCCATTCGCTCAGCGCGCTGGTCACCGACTGGGCCTTGGGGCGCAGCCCGGCGCGCCAGTGGTAATCGAACAGCGCCTGCACGTTCTGGTAGGTCATCGGGTCCCCACCCGAGGGGAGTCCGACCAGGAACGGCGGCACCCCGAGCAGCACCGCGATGCGGCTGCCGGTGAGCTGGGAGAGCTCGACCAGCGCCATGTCCTTGGGGTTGATCTGCACCCCCTGCCAGGTGATCCCGCCGGACAGCACGGCGGGTTCGCCGACCCCGGACTGGCGGGCGGCCACCCATTCGGCCTTGAGCTCGGCGGCCTGCTCGGCGGTCAGGTCCTCGGGGTGGGTGAGGATGCTGGTGGGCACCCCGCCCGAGCCGGCAAACCCGGAGGCGTAACGCGACAGCACCCGGTCGGCGATCAGCCTGGCGGCGCCGGCCTCAAGCGGCCCGTGGCCGCGGGCGTCATCCACGCTCGAGGCATAACGGATATGTAATACGTCGGCGGTGATGTCGATCCCGCCGATGCTGTAGCGGCGCAGCCCGTCGATCAGCTCGGCGTTGACCGTCCACGGCGGCACCACGTGGAAGCGGGCGGGAAACCCGGTCGCGTAGTAGGCGGTGGCCAGCACGAACGCCTCGCCGAGCTGGTAGTCCCAGAACAGCTGCTTGGCGAATTCCTCCCATGAGCTGTAGATGTCGGGATTGGGGTTGCGCAGCCACGCGGTATCCAGCGATTCGGCGGCACCGACCAGGTAGGGCGGCATCGTCGCCAGCACCGAGCTGTTGAGGTCAAGGCACGACCAGGCGGTGTCGGTCAGCTCGGTGACCCGCCCGCCCCACATGGGTGGCCACCAGTCCGCCGGCCACCCCGACCACGCCGACGGCCAGATCGGCGGCAGCCCCGCGTCAGGTCTCAGCTCGCCCTCGAGCACGAACCCGTCGGGATCGCCGGATGTCGCGGCGGGCGGCCCCACGGTGGCCGGGGGAACGTCGGCGGGATCGTTGGGGTTCGGAGTGATGTCCGGGGGCCGCAGCGATCGCCAGCGCACGGGACCGCACCCTACCCGCACCGTCCGACGGAACTGCTAGCGGATCGCCGGGACCGGCGCCGGGCGGTGCGCAGCGCTCAGCGCCCACACCACCGCGCGGACCAGGTGGGTGGGTCCCTTGGCCAGCAGGAACAGCCCGCTGGGGGCCTCGCGGACCATCGCGATGGCCATCGTCTCGTCGAGCTCGGCGGCGGTTTCGTGGACCAGCTGCCCGTTCATGGCGAGGTCGCGCAGCAGCGCCAGCCCCGTGCGAGTCTCGGTGGACCCGCACGGCTTGGCCCTGGCCGGCGCGCGGTCGGCCAGCGAGGCACCGACCAACAGCGATCGTATGGGCGCGACGCCGCCCAGGTGCTCGAGGTCGGCCATCGCCGTGTCCCAGTCCGCGCGCAGCCAGCCGTCGACCTCGAGGCGGCCGTCGGCGGTACGGCGCACGGCGGCGACGGCGGCGCCGAGCCCGTAGTCGTCCTCGACCGCCACGTAGAGCGGCCCGACCCCTTGGGGGGCGGGGTGCTCGCGCAGGCTGTCCCAGACGCCGGCGGCGAGCAGCGGCTCGGTGGGGCCCTGGGGCTCGGCCAGCTTGTGCGGCCACTGGTTCAGCCACTGCGAGCGGAAGGACTGCTCGGGGTCGGGTTCCTCGGGGTCTTGGATCTCGCCGGTCCGCAGCGCCTGCAGACGGCGGGCAATGAGGTCGCGCCGGCGCATGGTCCAGTGCGGCGACGCGGCCCGCCACGCCTGCAGGTCGTCGAGCTCCGATCCATCGGGGGCCGACCATTCGATCAAGAGGTCGGTGTCGGGGTCCTCGAGCGCGGCCAGCGCGACCTGCCGTCGCTCGAGCATCAGCTTGGTCCCCAGCCGGTGGGCGGTGCTCACCAGCACCAGCTGGGGCTGTTCGCGCTCGACCATCGTGGGAGTCAGGCCCTCATCGACGGCGGCGGCGGTGACCTTCCACGCCTCGTCGACGGCGGCCAGCGAGACGCTGTAGCCGTAGACGGCGTCCTTGGCGCGGACCATCCAGCGCGACCCGTCGGCCAGCAGCTCGATCTCTTCCTGGCCGTTGACCTCGCGCACGTGGTAGGCGCCGGGCTGCGTCTTGGCCCAGATCCGAACGGGCCGCTGGACCTCTTTGCACACCGCCAGGTCCTTGCCGGTGTGCAGCACGTCCTGCGGTTCGCCGAACCGCTCGCCCTGGTTGATCCGCCACAGCATGAGCTCCCTGAGCAGCCACGATTTGCCCACCTGCCGGGCAGTCGACATCACGACCGTGTCCCACACCAGCGCGCCGTGGTCGTCGACCTCGAGCATCCGGGCGCAGACCAGCCGCTGCCACCAGCGCAGCGGGCGGCCCGAGCGCTCAAGCGCCCAGGCGGCGAACTCGTCTCCCAAAGAGCCCGCCGCCCGGGGGTGCGGGACGGTCATCAGCCTGGGCCACACGCCGCCGGCGTCGTCGCCGAGCTCGCGCAACCACGGCACATCGAAGCGCGGGTCGTCCTCGGGCAGGCCGGCGCGCTCGGGCTCGGGCTCGAGCGCGGCGAGCTCGACGCCGGGCCGCCAGGTGCCGTTGGCCACCATCCGCCCGCCGCGGTTCTGGCAGTCCTGGCAGCAGGGGATCAGCCGGCAGCAGTCGGCGCCCTCGCGATGTTCGTGCATGGCCAGCGGCGGGTCGTGGTCCAGCGTGGTGGCCAGCTGCCGGCGGCAGCGCGCGCACGGCACCCCGGGCTCAAGCATCATGGCCCGGATGCGCTGGTACTTACGGCCATAGGCCGGGTGCGGCATCGCCCCCGATTGTGCCGAACCAAACGGCGCGCGGTAGGAATCGGAGTCAAAGAGCTCCAGGTGGCAGCCCGGGGGAGGCAGGGGGGGATCGGGGGCCGTGAGA